AATAAGTAACTTGCCAAAGTTTCAAGTTTTTCATTTAGACGTGTAAGGTTTTTTATTTAGACTGACCGTCGAGGAGACTGTGGTGTGTACGTCTATAAACAAATGTCGAAATTAACGGACTCCCTATGATGGCAAATGCGCCGGAAAAGCATTAGATCGACTATTTAAAGCGTTTCTGTAAAAAGAAACGCTTTTTTGTTTTTTGGGGCCCACCTTTTACCCTACCGAAAAAACAATCTAAATAATTGTAAAAAATACAATTTAGGCCGTCTTTTGTATAGCTGCAAAAGGGGGCCTTTTTTTGTCTAAATCGCCTGTTTATATTAATAATAACCGAAAATTAAAAACAGGCGGGATAATTTGTCATACGTTGATAAGGCGACAGCAGCACTAAAAGTAATTGCAATTAAGACCGATATAGCCAACCTTGAAGATGCAATAGCCGCCATTACTTCCGGCGGAGCCGTTACAAAAGACTACACCATTAACGGCAAAAGCGTGTCCCGATACTCACTAAGAGAACTGCACGATCACCATGCGTGGCTAATCAATAAGCTTAATGAATTCCAGGCCGCCGCTGATATTGCTGCTGGTTCAGGGCGTAATAATAAAATAATTCCGCAATTTTAAAAGAAAAGCACAAAATACTAAATGTTTGAAAAACTTTTAAATGCAATCGGTTACACACCGATAAAAAAAGTGGAAACAAGAATAAATAATTTAGTCAATACTTTTAAGAGATCCTTTTCAGCGGCCAGCACCGGTAACCTGTATGCTTCTTGGGCAACGTCGTCATATTCCGGCGATCAGGAATTAAAGACAGACCTTTCTTCAATCCGTGCCCGATCCCGTGATCTTGAAAATAATAACCCGTATGCAAAGAAAGTCTTCGGTACTGTTGTCCGTAAAGTTGTCGGGCCAAATGGTATAAGATTACAGGCCATGACAAAAGATAATAACGGCAACCCGGACGAGGCCGACAACAAAGCTCTCGAGAACCATTGGGCTATTTGGAGCAAAAAAGGAAACTGTGAAGTGACCGGGCAATATAGTTTTAAGGATATCTGCTCAATGGTCATGCGAACAACTCCGCGCGACGGCGAAATATTAATACGCAAAGTACGCAATTTTAACAATCCCTATCGCTATGCGCTTCAACTCATCGAAGCGGACCACCTCGATATAAATTTTAACGATACTACGCGAAACGGCAATATCGTAAAAATGGGCATTGAGTTTAATTCGTGGGGAAAGCCGGTCGCTTATCATCTTTTTAAACAACACCCCGGGGAATACCTTATGGCCGGTTCCGGGTATAATTACGGCGAACGGGTCAGAATTCCGGCAGATCAGATTATACATTTTCATTTGAAAAATAGACTTTCAGCAAATCGGGGTGTGCCGTGGATGCATGCGGCGATGACTACTTTAAATATGATCGGCGGATACATGGAAGCCGAAATAACAGCCGCGCGCATGGGTGCCGCAAAGATGGGCTTTTTAAAATCGTCAACCGGTGGTACTTATAACGGCGACAGCACCGACACAACTACCGGTTATAAGATAAATGAAGTTTCGCCGGGCGAAATCGAGGAAATAGGCAATATGGATTTTGTCGGCTTTGATCCGCAGCATCCGACGGCAGCATTTGAGGCATTTATGAAAGTCCTTTTAAGGGCAGTCGCTTCGGCGGCTGAAATTGGTTATACATCTTTAGCCAACGACCTGGAAAACGCTAATTTTAGTTCGCTAAAAATGGGTGAAGATGATCCCCGGGATTTTTACCGTTTTATGCAACAGCAATTAATCGAGCATTTAATAGTTCCGGTCTATGAAGACTGGCTAAAGTGGGCGATCGTTTCCGGTTCGCTTGTCAATGAATTCGGCGTTGCCTTGCCGATGTCACGATATGAAAAATATTTAAACGTCCGCTGGATGCCGCGCGGGTTCCGCTCAATTGATGCGAAAGAAATGTTATATGATGTGATGGCAGTAAACGCCGGACTAGACAGTGAAATGAATATCGTTGCACAACGCTCGGGCATGGATTACGAAGATATAATTGCGGACAAAGCAAAAGCAGAAGCAATCCGCAAAAAGTATGGAATCAAAACAGATTTTGACTTAAAACAATTGGTTGAATCTGTAAAAGAAAGCGATGAAAATAATTAGCGCAGGGGTGCGCCGATTAGCTAAGAGTCCGATGGGGATCGGGCATATAGCAAACAAAAAAAGATTAATTAACGGGAGAAAGATTAATGCCAGATGAACAAATCTTAGAAAGCTTGGATTTGACAACTCGCGAATTAACAGTTCGGGCAGACACGATTGATAAAGAGACTCGAAGCGTTGAGGCCGTTTTTTCAACCGAAAAGTCTGTTACTGTTTTTGATTATCGCGAGTGGCGATTTATCGACGAGGTTTTAGTTTCAACCGGATTTCGGGCAGGCGATAGTATCGTCATGCTTGATAGTCACATGCGCTATGGTGGCGTAAAGACTATTATGGGATCTGGTCGGGAAATGAAAGCTGAAAACGGTGATGTAATTGGCCGCCTATTTTTTGCAGACTCCGAAGATGCTCGTGGAGCCTGGGAACTTGTGGAGCAAAAACATCTACGTGATGTTAGCGTCGGATATGTACCGCGAAAGTTTGTGGATATTCCGGCGGGGCAAGTTCAAAAAATTGATGGCAAAACCTATGATAATTCCAAAAACCAGCGTGTTTTAAGAATTACCCAGGAATGGGACTTACGCGAAATATCGCTTGTACCGATAGGCGCGAACGATCAGGCCAAAATCCGCCAGATGTTTGATTTAAGCCACACAAAAAATCCAAACGAAAAAGTTGTAGAAGAAAAAAATAATGATGAAAATTTAAATAAAAGAGAGGAAACAACAATGCCTGAAAAAATTGAAATTACAGAAGCTGATGTTAAACAACGCGAAGCGGCTACCCTTGAAAAAGAGCGCAAGCGGTCAAAAGAAATAATGGCTACCGCCGAAGCGCTAAACATGCGCGACGAAGGAATAAAGGCCGTTAATGAAGGGACCAGCGTTGAGCAGTTTAATCAGCAAATTGTTAATAAGCGTATTGATGATAATGAAACCATCGATACAAATAGTTCAAACCTGGACATGACGGAAAAAGAAATTAAGGACTATTCAATCCTTCGGGCAATTCAGGCCCAGCTTCTTGGCAAGCCTGAACATGCCAGTTTTGAAATGTCTGTTTCCCGTCAGTTGGCGAAAGACTATGATCTTAACCCGAACGGCTTTCTTGTCCCGAACGATGTTATAGTGAAGAAGCGTGATTATATCAATCAGGATATGTATAAGCGCGCTTTGGCCGGGCAATATCCAAAAGAAATGCAACAGCGTATTTTGACAGTCGCTGCTGCCGCCGCCAATTTGGTCGGCACAGATCACCTGGGATCGTCTTTCATTGAGCTATTGAGAAACAAAGCCAAGATGTTGCAGCTTGGCGTAAGGATATTAACCGGGTTACGCGGTGATGTATCAATCCCGAAACAGTCCGGCGCCAGCACTGCCTATTGGCTGTCTACCGAGTCAACCGATGTCACATTAAGTGATATGACTTTCGGAGCTTTGTCACTCAGCCCCAAGACGGTTGCCGCAGGTACTTCTTTCAGCCGCAAACTGTTATTACAGTCTGACCCGTCAATTCAGGCCCTTGTAATGGATGACCTGACCCGCGTTTTAGCGCTTGCAATTGACCTTGCAATAATTAACGGCTCTGGTTCTTCTGGACAGCCGACCGGAATTTTAAATACATCTGGTATCGGTGCGGTTGATGGTGTTGATCTGGACTGGGACAAAACAGTCGAATTTGAAACAGACGTTGAAGCCGCAAACGCCGAAGCGGATAATATGTATTTTGTTACACGGGCAACGGTGAAAGGCTTGATGAAAAAACGCTTCGAAGCCGCCGGAATTCCTGACAAGCTCTGGACAAAAGATAACCTGGTTAATGGTTATCCTGGTGTTGTTACAAACCAGATCCCGGCTGCCACTGCCATCTTTGGTAATTTTGGGCA